TTTTGAAAACCCTCAAGAAATAATTCAATTGGCCAAAAAGCAAAGTTTTTACTCTTGCGAAGAAAACCCTTCAATAAAAAATACGAATATACAATACAAAGGTGAAAGAACTTTACAATTGCATGCCGTGTTGCAAGAAAAAGATTACTTTGATTTAACTGAAAAAATAGTAAAAAAAATATTCCAACAAGTACCAACGGCTAATATTACTTTACAGCCAATATGTTTATTTCACCACCTCACAGAAAAAGATGTGCCTGATAAAACCTGGCTACATCGTGACACATCATTATATTCTGGTGTGATTTATTTGAATGAAACTTTTATTGATAGGTTCAATAATCACGGAACAAAGATTATTAAAAATGGTGAAGAAGTAAACATCAAGAATGAATTTAATAAATTAGTATTGTATAGAGGTGATTATTTACATTCGGCCAATTTTGGATTTGGTAATTGTCTAGACAATTCTAGATTGACATTGAACTTTTTTATAAATGAGATAAACATTTCAATCAGTAATAAAAATAAAGTAAAGGAAAAACATTATGATTACAAAACATGATTGGTGGGCAACTCCTGTTTGGGAGATTGACACAGGATTTGATGAATATTTTAATCTAATATTACATAATGAATTAACTGACTTGAGTAAGGTCGACAAAACTATAATGAATTCACAGTTTACAAATCTTTTGTCGTGTAAAACTGAATGTATGACGAAATTGAAAAATAAAATAGATGAAACATTAGAAACCATAGTGGGTGATTATTTGAGAGAAAATCATCCTAAAGGTTGTGATTTATACCATACAAATAGTTGGTTAAACCATCAAAAACCTGGAGAAAGTTTCTTTTTGCATGACCATTGTGAAATGGTTTTGGTTTTTACTTACTATCTTGTTGCTGATGAAAATTCCGGTGACTTATTATTAGTCGATCCACGAGGATCAATCAATTGGGATTGGGAAACCTGTGGTTATGATTCAAAATATAGTGGTCATAGTGGTGTCAAGTGTAAAAACATAAAGCCAAAACCTGGTAAATTAGTGATATTTCCTAGTTATTTACTTCATACAGTTGACAGAAACGGTTCAAACCGAGTCCGAATATCAATATCTGGTAACATTAGAAATGGCCGTCATATAGTATAAATATAAGACATTGTTAAAGGAATACTAAAATGCCATTACCACCATCCGGATCTATAAGTTTTTCTGATTTAAATGCAGAAACCGGTTCACCGCCTGGGTATTCTGCTTCTTTATCATGGATCAACGCAAACGCTAAAACAAGTGTTGGCGGGGGTACAGGAGGTGTTACTTCTTTAGGTCAAATTTATAATTTTGCTTATTATCAAAGTAATAATTATGGCAACTGTAATAATGGTAACGAAGGCAATTGTAACTGTAATTGTGGAAATATAAATTGTTCAAATTGTGTTAATTGTAATGCAATTAATTGTGCAAATTGTGATGCACAGTCTTTCTTACAACCAAATTGTAATTGCAATTGTACATATAATTGTGATGTCAATAATACTTCTTTTAATTGTAATTGTGCATGCCCATGGATTTGTGCTTGTTGGTAAACAAAAAAGGATCGTTATGATTTTCGAAATACACGCAGAAAAAAACTCAAATGATATTAAAACTCTTTATTATGATAACGAGAATGGTATCTTAAAAGATAACAATGGTTTTGTTTATGAATATCCACAAATACAAAAACCTATTATGGTCGAAACTGTACCGTTTTCTAAAGACCAACCACTAAAAAAATCAAAAAATATAGACACAATAAAAATTCAATTGGGTTTATCGTGTAATTATACTTGCGACTATTGTTCACAGAGATTTGTAGAAAGACCACCAGAAACAAGCAAAAAAGACATTGAAGAATTTATGAACAAGTTGAATGTTTTAAATTTTTCAGAAGAAAGAGGTTTGACTGTTGAATTTTGGGGTGGCGAACCATTGGTGTATTGGAAAACATTAAAACCTTTGGCAGAGGCTTTTGCTGAGAAGTTTAGTCATTGGAATAAAAAAATTAAATTTGGCATGGTCACCAATGGATCGTTACTCACTAGAGAGAAATGTTCTTGGTTGTATTACATGGGATTTAGTGTTGGCATCAGCCATGATGGTCCTGGTCAATACGTTAGAGGTCCAGATCCTTTTGATGATCCAGAATTAAAGAAAACCATACTTGAATTTTATAAAATCATGTCATCACAAAACAGAATTAGTTTTAATGCCATGATGAATAACAAAAACACAAGCAGAAGAGCAATATATGATTATTTTGTTAATTTGACTGGTGATCCTAAAGTTGTCATTGGTGAGGGGGGTTTTATTGATGCCTATGACGATGCTGCTGTAAACAATTCACTAATCACATTAAGTGAACAATTCGATTATAGAAGAAAATCTTTTAATGATATCTATTCAACAAGCAACACAATCAATTTTAGTGTAACATATGAAAAATTAGATAGTTTTATTAAATCAACATTAACACACATTGAATCAAAATATGTTGGCCAAAAGTGTGGCATGGAAAATCCAAATACAGTAGCATTGGATTTAAAAGGTAACATTGTAACCTGCCAAAATGTTTCAATTGTTGAAAACAGTAAGAACGGTGAACCACACCATGGTGGAAATTTAGATGATTACGACAATGTGGCATTAAAATCAGTAACACATTGGAAAAGTAGGAAGAATGAAATAAGTTGTGCAGATTGTCCTGTTTTACATATATGTAAAGGTTCATGCATGTATTTGGATGGAAAACATTGGGACGTAACGTGTGACAATGCCTATTCTGATGCAATTGCACTATTCTCTCTTGCTATAGAGAGGATCACAGAAGGTTACATTCCCATAACAATTAAAGGTGAAGGCCTTCCTTTGTCCCGTCAAGATATATGGGGAACTGTATACAAACACGAAGAACGTCAAACAAAGAAAATAATTCCTATCAAAGTTGTAGCAGAAAAAGCTAAAGAATTTGATGGCGTACAAGTTTACGAAAAAGCGAGAGTGGAAATATAATGTCAAGTGATATCGAAAATTTACAACAATACATTCCAATATTAAAACAAGAATCAAATATCTTGGATGTTGAGATAAAAGAAACTCCTTTGGCGATTGGCCAACAAATTGAATTTGATTCTTCTTTAGTAGTTAAAATAACTGGTAACAATTCACATTCATTTAATTTGATATTGGCTAAAGAAACTTATTCACAGTTTAAAACTACAGAAATACTTTCTCTATGGAACAATTATCTAACTCAATCAGCGAAGTCAGAATTTTGTGATAGTATTTGTGCAATCTGTGATGGATTGGAACCACACTATTTTTTAAATCCTTTTAATTTTATCTTAACTGAGATGAGAGAAATAACACCGATTGATGATATTGACAGCCAGCAACAAAATTTATTAGACCGACTGATTGAACTATCTTATGTACACAATGTAAAGATTTATAATGCTGTGAATTTTCCAAATTCGGTTTTTGTAACTTGTGATGTCGAACATAAAAACAATCCTGTTGTTAACACAAAAATAAGTACAATTGTGCCCGAAACAATATACAACTCTGAAGAATCTTTAGAAATATTTTTACAGAGTATAGAAGATTATTATGAAGGCGAGATAAAGAAACAATAATCATGAACAAGTTTAAATTTACCGTAGTCGGTGGTGGTACAGCAGGTTGGTTGACCGCATTGTATTTACAAAAAAATCATAAAGATTGTGACATTACTGTAATTGCCAGTAGTGAAATAGGTATTCTAGGTGCTGGTGAAGGCACCACCACACATTTCATAGATTTCTTAAAATCAATAGATGTTCCAATATCTGGTATTGTCAAATATGCCAAAGGCACATTAAAGAACGGAATAAAATTTACTAATTGGAATGGTGACGGTGAATATTACTATCATTCTTTTACTGATATATTAGAGAATTTGGAAAGCGTAAGGCAAAAAGATAATTTCGATTTCGTACCATATTACCTTGATAATATTTCAGAAGGTAAAAATTTAAACGATATATTATTAACCTCATTGATTTCTGATAAGTTTCAAGTTAAGCATGATAAAGAAACTAAGAGCACCAAAGGCACATATGCCTTGCATTTTGATGCCAGTCTATTGGCCAAATATTTACAATCTCTTGCCTTAGAGCGAGGAGTTGTATTGATTGATGATGAAATCGTTTCTATCAATTGTGATGATGAAAATAAAGTTACAGGTTTCAACCTAAAAAAAGGTACTGAACACTTTACTGATTATGTTTTTGATTGTTCTGGTTTCAAAAGATTACTCGTAGGCAATCATTATAAGACCAAATGGATTTCGTATAAAGATCATTTGCCAGTTAATCGAGCAATGCCTTTTTTCGTACAAGATGATAGTAAAGAAATACCACCTTATACTGAAGCAATCGCAATGAAATATGGTTGGATATGGAGAATTCCTGTTCAAGGTAGATATGGTTGTGGTTATGTGTTTGATTCCAGTTTTGTATCTGATGAAGAAGTAAAAAAAGAAATTGAAGAATATTTTGGCCATGAAATAGTTAGCCCAAGAATATTTACATTTGAACCTGGAGTTTATGATAAAGTCTGTATCAAAAATTGTATGGGAATTGGACTAAGCTCTGGCTTTGTCGAGCCCCTTGAAGCAACAAGTATTTGGGTTAGTATATTGTTATTGAATGAATGGGGCAAAAGAAGTAAAGACATTATGAATTGTAATGAGAATTCAATTGATTATTTAAACCGTCTGGCTAAAGACATCAATAGAAACATATTAAACTTCTTACAATATCATTACATAACAAAAAGAAGTGATAGTGATTTTTGGAAAACTTTCACAACAAAGAATAAAAAACTACCAATGCTCCATGATTTGGATGAATTAAATAAAAATACAATACCAAAAGAGTATGATTTCAAATATCTCAGTATGTTGGATTCCAATAGAATTGGAGGCAACCAAGATTTTAACGGTGTTTTCTCTGAGAGTAGTTGGCATCAAGTTGGTTCTGGTGTAAGATTCTTTAATAAAGAGATTGCAAAAAGTATGTTAAAAACTGAATATCCAAAATTTAATAGAATAGATTTTGATATGCCAACAGCATTTCAAATTAATAGTGAGAAATTGTTTTTTCATCAAGAATATTTGGAACATTTAATTAATGAACATAATTAATGTATTTGATGAATTTGTGGTAAGAATACAATGTGAAGATTCGACACTATATCATAACAAAGAACTAAGCCAAAGTATTAATATGGTATTTCAATCTCCATATGTTATCAATAGAGATAGAAAAAATAATACAGATTCCCATAGAGGTGGTGGACTAACAACTGTCGGCCAACCTTATTCAATTACTGATTTACCTGGTATCAACAATCTTATAAAGTGGATTGATGTACAACTCTTACAATATAAAAATCAATTAGGTATTGCCAAAGATAGAAATACTGTGTATTATAAAAAGAGTTGGGCAAATCAATTGAAAAGAGGTGGTTATGGTTTATGCCACAAACATCTTACACAGCCAGATGTTGTTGCCATTTTTTATGTTGATGCACCAGAGAATAGTTCCAATTTAATCTTTGTGAAAAATGGAAAAGATTATGAAGAATTAAAAAATATAAATGAAGAAGATATATACACCATACAACCTATTGAGGGAGAATTAATATTACATTCACCAAATTTATGGCATGCAGTTGGAATACATAACAGTGATTTGCCAAGAAATGTGTTTGTTTTTGATATAGATTATGTTTAACTATTGCACACCAAAAGAATTAAAAGATTTAAAATCTGAAACCTTTCCTGACGGGAAACGATACTATACACTAGACGATGGTACGAAGTTGCCATCGGTCACCACAGTTCTCGGTGCACAAAAGAAAGATGCCATCATGGCATGGCGCAAGAGAGTTGGTGAAGCAGAAGCCAATAGAATATCAAAAGCCGCCACAGGTCGTGGCACCAATGTTCATACATTATGTGAACGTTATTTAAACAATGAATCGTTAGGTGATATTATGCCTGATGCCAAAGAAATGTTTAAATCAATCAAACCATTACTCAATCGTATTAATAACATTCACTACCAAGAACAAGCATTATGGTCTAAACAATTAGGCATGGCAGGTCGTGTAGATTGTATTGGTGAATTTGATGGTGTATTATCTGTAATCGATTTTAAAACATCTAAGAAAATAAAATCTAAAATAGAAATTGAAGATTATTTTTGGCAAACATCAGCATATGCACTCATGTATGAAGAACTGATTGGCGCACCAATAAATAATTTGGTCATCATCATGGCAGTACAAGATGAACAACCTTTATTATTCCAAGAAAAAACAGAACATCATATCGATGGTTTGGTAAAGGCCATACAATTTTATAAGGACCAATACAAATGAAAAAATTATTAATATTATTATTATTTGTGCCAATGTTGGCTTTTGCACAGAAACAAAAAGAAGGTGTGACATATAACGCCACCATCACCAGAGTGATTGATGGTGATACTATAGCGTTTCAAGCATTATGGTTACCAGAACCATTAAAGAAAGAATTATCAATTCGTGTATTTGGTGTTGATACACCAGAGAAAGGCCATCGTGCTCAATGTCCGTCAGAAGATGCCCGAGGACAGGCGGCCACGGCATTTACCAAAAAAATGGTAGAACAGGCCACAACTCGGCAAGTGGTATTAATGAGTTGGGATAAGTATGGTGGTCGTGTACTAGGTGACGTACTATTGAATGGTCAATCGTTGCGTTCCATGTTGATCCAACAAGGCCATGCAAGAGAATACTATGGTGAGGCCAAGACCAGTTGGTGTCCATAAAGTGGTAAACATTGAGTCGGCTGGTTGCCTATATAAGTATAAACACTTATAATAGGAACACTATGAACAAATATTGGAAAAAACTCTGCACTCCCGAGCAGAATGCAAAACAATTCGGGGCTTTAAAAATATTGGCTGGCGGCCTAAGTTTTATTTTTATTATTTGGTTACTAGAAAGGATTCTGTAATGCCTAGCAAAGATTGTGTAAAAGAATATAAGGTAAAAAGTTTTGCTTTCTACATGGGTGCCTGTGCATTCGCTGTAGGTGTATTAACAATACTTTTTATTTTGAAATAATTCGTAGAAGTTATTAAAAAGTTTGGTAAGACGTGGGTGCGAATCCCACCGCCTCCACCAGCAACTACATTGGAACGAACCGAGTTATCGGTAGCAAACAGAGCCAGACTGGTCTAGTGTAGTTCCTAATGGGGGCGAATAGATTCGATTATCAGATTAGTATAATAATGGAGAATCGCCAGAGTAGGCGTAATAACTAATTGAATTAACCGCAAACGATAATAAGTATGCACTTGCTGCCTGATAGGTAAGCGGAGTTTCACCAGGTGAACTTAGCAACAGAATCACCTGGATAAATAAATCACCAGCATCACACAAACCGCTGGTAATACACATAAACACACACAAAAGGAGAAGTAAATGAGTATGACACCTTATGAGATACGGCTAGAACTCTTAAAAATGGCCAAAGATATGCTAACTGATGATTATCACACTAGACATGATTCTCTACAACAGCAATGGCATACACAGGTAGATTCAGCAAAAATTGCTGGCACATCATCACCTGATTTCCCGGCCTTACCGCCATTTCCCACCGAAGATGAAATTGTAAAGAAAGCGGAAGCTCTCAATCAATTCGTTTCTCAAACCACTCCACAACCTGAAGTTAAAATAAAATCGAAATCAAATTCGTAATTGGAGATGGCGGCTTCGGCCGCCTTTAACAAGGAGATAAGATGAAGTTTAATCTTCCAAAAATTAATTTAGTTACAGCAGCATTAACAGCGATTGCTGTTTTGTTTACTGTACCCACACTATCAAAAGAATTTATATCGTCAACAACAGAAAAACAAGTTGCTGCAAGTTACAACAAACAAGTTGAATGCCTCGCCAAAAATATTTATTATGAATCTGCCGGTGAATCATATGAAGGCAAGTTAGCCGTTGCACAAGTAACACTCAATCGTGTTAAAAGTGGCCAATTTCCAACAGACATCTGTGCCGTAGTGTATCAAAAGACCACAGATGCCAATCTCAGAACAGTTTGCCAATTCTCATGGACCTGCATGGTCAAAGAAATGGTACACGGACAAGATCGGTATAGATGGGAAGAATCTCTTTTAATTGCAAAAAGAGCATTGACAGTTCCTGTTTTACATGATAAAATAGCAGAAACAAATGCATTGTATTACCATGCAACTTACGTGAATCCTGGATGGAATAAAAACAAGGTTGTAATAAAAATAGGTAATCATATATTTTATAGTAGAATTTAATATGCCAAGTCGTGATGAAATTAAAGAATTTAGTATAATGATTGAAAAACTGGTGACAGATAAACATTTAGGTTATATGGATGCCATTTGTCACCATTGCAAAGAAACAGAACTTGAAATAGAAGTGGCTGCCACTCTTATATCTTCTGCACTCAAAGCAAAGATTAAAGATGAAGCACAAGAAAACAATATGTTGAAAAAGAGTTCGAAACTGCCGATATGACCGAGAACACAGGCTTTGCAGCCTATGCTCTATGGAACGCATTGAAGCTGCACTTTACTTCCGATTCTTACGATTACTTCAAATACAATGGTAAGACAAATGTATCTAAATCCACATTTAGTACAAACAAATCAAAGTACCATTTCTATAAATTATCCCGAAAATACAATCTAGAGGAACTCAAGAATTTTTATATTGCCAACTTTATACAAGGCAAAGGTGATTGGGTAGGTGATTTACTTCAAGATGGTGATGAGAACTATACCAAGTGGCAAAAAACTCAACAAAGCTTGACATATACCTTTGAGAATGATATAATGTATATGTTCGATAGTGTTGATGGTGCTGAGTTCTGGCACATTGATGATTACTTTAAACCTATTGATGGTGGTTGGCCAATGTTAATCACCAAAATGATGCACGATAAGATTAAATTAGAAACGGTTTGTATTCTAATCGATATATTTGATTGTATGCCACGATGGGAAAAACAAATTACTGAAGATATTGTTTGGCCAACACACCGAAGAATTATAAAGAAATACACACCATTTATTAATTATGATAAACAGAAGTTTAAAGAAATATTGAAAGAAAAAATTAAAGAGCATGCATAAGATTACAAAGATTTACTTGGACATGGATGGTGTAATTGCCGATTTTAATAAACGGTATAAAGAATTGTACAAGATGGAACCAAAAGAGGCAGAGAATAAAAAAGAGTTTCATAAATTTTTTAGTGAGTTTATTGCCACTCAACAATTTGCAACACTAGATTTGATGCCAGATGCTGTACCATTATTAAACTATCTTAGTAAGTTAAACATACCTACTGAGATATTATCTTCTACATCATCCGAAAAACGTGATGCTGATATTAGGGCTCAGAAACTAATGTGGTTACAAACTCACAATATTGGTTTCAAGGTCAATTTGGTACCAGGTAAAAGATTGAAAAAAGATTTTTCTAATGCCAATTCAATATTGATTGATGATACACCAGTTAATATTGACCAATGGCGTAGAGAAGGTGGTGTTGGTATACTTCACACAGATACCATGACCACGTTAGGTATTTTGAAAATGTACACTTGACATTGGATAAATACTATTATATAATGAGAAGTTCGTGGATAAGTTGTTTATACACCGTTTAATACTCCGTTTAATACGAAAGGAAATACTATGAGTTTTGCAAATCTAAAACGCCAATCTGGCAACCTTGACAAACTATCTAAAGCAGTCGAGGCACTCTCCCAAACAACCGAAGGCAATACAAAGGTCGATAATTTCTGGCGTCCAGAAGTTGATAAAGCAGGTAATGGCATGGCCACTATCCGTTTTCTTCCTGCATCTGAAAAAGATGGTGATGATGCTTTGCCTTGGGTCAAAATCTTCTCACATGGATTTCAAGGTCCTGGTGGTTGGTTAATTGATAATTGTTTGACCACTAAGAATCAACAATGTCCTGTGTGTGAACACAATTCTACATTATGGAATTCTGGCATTGAAGCAAATAAAGATGTAGTTCGTAAACAAAAACGTAAACTAAATTACATTTCAAACGTTTATATTGTATCTGATCCAAAGCATCCTGAGAATGAAGGTAAAGTATTCTTGTTCCGTTATGGTAAGAAAATCTTTGATAAGGTTACTGAAGCAATGAATCCTCAGTTTGCTGATGAAGAAGCGGTCAATCCATTTGATTTATGGAAAGGTGCTAACTTTAAGATAAAGATTCGTAAAGTTGAAGGTTATCAGAACTACGATAAATCTGAATTCGAATCGGCAGCTACATTGTCCGCTAATGATGCTCAATGTGAAACAATATGAAAATCACAATACTCACTACTAGAGATGGTTGGTGATAAAGTTTTCC